AGGGTAATTTGTAAAAGTGGTTTTTGAGGAACACTCGGATTATCTGTTGGAGGTTGTGTTTGCTTTATTGTCATTATTGTTTTCAAATTTTAAAAATTGTCTTTTTTTATTTATCACCATAGATGATATAGAATAATTGTTTTTAATGGGAGTAGAAATGGTGCCTGTTGTAAATGTTGTTCTTTCGTCGCCTATCCCGTAATCAGGATTCCATTTATCTGTTTCAGGAATCCAAGGTGTTGGTGATACTCCTACGTCATATTTATGTTTTTCAATTTCTCTTAGAATATCGTTTCCGTTTATTTGTGCTTTATTTAAATCACCATTCTTCAGTTTTTTATAACATTCTTTACAGAGATATGTAACTTTTTTCTTATTAGTCAGAGTAATGGCATTTTTAAATTTAGTTGTTTTTTTACATCCAAAACATTTTACTTCTCGATTTTGTCCAATACCGAGAGTCTTGGCTATTTTTTCTATTTCTTTAAGTCTGTCTTTGGCTGTCATTTTTTTCATAATTAAATTATGGAATTCAATCTAACACTTTAATATAATCTAAACATTTTTTCTCAACTTCCTCTGGTGTAATATTAAACTTTTCAGCAGTTTCTTTAATAGCTCTTTGCTCTGCTTCTTCTATCTCATCTTGAATCTTAGTCATATCTTCAATGGTTTTAGCACCATATTCACCAAATACCTTCTTTTCATTTTCATAGATTTCTGCTTCATATTTTTTGTAAATTTCTTGAGTTGTTTTATAAACAATTTCATCAGTAATTTCTTGCTTAACCTCTTGAATTACTTCTTGTTTAGTTGAGTCATTTACTGGATTTAAAACAGCACCAACTAAGCCAAAAACAAAGATTAAGCCTAAAGCTATCAAAATGCCTTTAATTACTTTTTTCATTTTATTTATATTCCCCTTTGAGTTCATTTATGAATGCAAATTCTCCAAAATGATTAATAGCTGCTTTATTATATGCATGAGCAGCAGTAATCTTGTTCTTAAAGATACCTAGATTAATCTGTCTTTGATTTACTGTTATTGCAGCCATCCATTTTCTGCATGCTTTATGCCAACAAACCCCTTTAAATCCAGACTTGTTATTAATTTGTTTTCCTCGATTTATTGCATTTTCAGACTTAGTCGCTGGGCGCAAATTAATCCTTCTATTGTCAAGAGTGTTCCGATTTATATGGTCTGTTCCTTTAGAACCTAAGTTAATACCGGCACGTTCTAAAATAACCCTATGCATAAAAACAAAATTATTTCGTTTTGCTTTTTTTGACTTAATATCACTAATTTTGGCTCTGCGTATTGCATATCCTTTCCCGCTATGATTTCCTAAAACTACATGACACCATTTGAATTTGTTTAAATAAGAAAAATCATTATCGTCAACAATCGCATATTTACCTTTGGTTAATGGAATTTTCTTTGTATCTTCAGTTTGTTTCATTTTATAATTATGGCCTCATACCTGGCCATTTTTTACCTTGTGCTACACAATTAGTGCATAAATAAACATCTTCTCTTTTCATTACAGGGGGTATTCTTCTGACGTTTCCAGTATATTTATTTTTTTGCATTCTTGCAGGTTTAACCATTATCAATCTTATTTGATGTAATCCTTTGGTTGTAGGACTTCCACAAACACAACATTTAACGAAGGGAATAGCGACTTCTTCTTCGTCGTTAATTCGTTTTTTATTGGGAGTTATTATTTTGTTTGACATCTTCTTTAATGACGGGTTGTCCTTGTTTAACATCGTTACCAAAGGGCGTAGTAACTGGTTTATCTGCTATTTTATCAAGATACCAAACAACAATATAAATTTTATTTCCAAGAGAATAAGAATTACGTCCGTTAAGAAATCTTTTCGTATTATCAATCGTATTAAGAAAATCGTTTACCTCTTTGTCGAACTTTTGAAGTTGTTTTACCGTTGGTTTTTCAGGTGAAACAAAAGACGCTACTTTCATTCGTGCTCTAATTGTCTTTTGTCCAGTATTTGGGATATTTGGTGTTGGCATTATTTTTCTTTTACTTAATCTTTAACTTTTCACATTGTAACAAAAATGTTATTAAAAATCAATATTTATTTTTCATCGTGAGAATTTTCATCTTCTTTAGGATCTTTCTCTCCTGGTTTACGACTATCTTTACCCTGTGAAGCATCTGGAGAAGATGTTTCCGATACTCTACCAATAGATTTTTCCACTTCAATCATCGAATCGTTTTTGGTACTAACTAAATAAAATTTATTAGCCCAAGGTTCATCGATTGGTAATAATCCCATAGACATTCTAGCTTCATTAAATGAATATAGTCCCTTATCCCTTGCTGTCATAAAGTCACGTCTTGAAGCCTCAGATTCTTCTAGTCCAGCAGTTTTAAAATCTAACCTCCATCCCTCGATTTTCATACTGTCTTTTATAATCACCTTTGTAATTTTTTGTGAAATTAATTTTCTTAAAGAGAATATATTAGTTAAGTAAAAAGCACGCCTCATTTCACTCATTGTTGATCTGTTTGTGCCTTCTGGAAATCCAATCATAGGTAATGGTACGCCATATTGCCCCGCAACCTCTCTCATACCGAATCTAAAAAGCTCTAAATATGCCATATCTTGAGGTGTGAGTCCTAATGTTTCTGCCTTAGCACCTTTAAATGATATTAGCGTTTTTCCTGCATTGTGAGGGCCCATATAATTCTTCTCAAACCATGCGGATACCGAATCTGCATCTGCCTCAGTAGAATCTTCAGGTAATTGTAATTGAATAGGTGGACGCCCACCGTTTCTCAAAATATTGATATTGTAAGTTAGTGCCCTTAATAGCAATTGTAGAGTGGCAGTATTATCTTCTAAAACGGCTCTACCGTATAAAGAAGCTCTGCGACTTGGTCTTCTCCCTTGAAAAATCTCATCCAACGTATATACAACGGATTTGTTTTGAGTTGTCTTTCTTTTATATCCTACTTTCTCTATTACCCCTTTTTTCTTTTTTTCGGCATCAACCAAAATCGTCATCGTTGTTGGATCAAGATTGTAAAGTTCAGCTACTTCCATTGTTTTACTTTTGCTATTGGCGCTTCTTTTTGTTGGGACTTTCTCTAAATAAAAATCTCCATAAGCAAGATAGTTTTCAATACAAACACCAAGTAATGTTTCGATTGTGTCATCAGGATTCGGATTATCAAAAAAGTCAATCAATCTTTTTAAGTCTTTTTTAGAACCCTTTTTGCCTCCGACACTTGGTTTAATTACATACCCACCACCCAACACGGCTTCTTTGATTCTTGTCGCACATTGAATTGAACCAGGAGAATCGCTAAATAATGTTGACAATGTACCGTAGTTTTTCCCAGACAATAAAATATTAGCCATAAAGGTTTCTGTACCACCCGAAGTAGAAATATACTTACGAGGGCGATGAAATTGGTTATCGATTGCCTTAACGGTTTCAAAAGACCAATCCTTTTTAGCGGCTTTTAATGCTTTGTTAACTTCTTTTACGATCTCTTTGTTGTATTGTGTTGTTAGTTTTTGATTTAAACCTTTTGATGTATCAGTCTCGCTTTTCTTTTTAGCTTCCTCAATCTTTGCTTTAACATTATCGCTATTTAGAACGGCTTTTTCTAAAAATTTGGGTATTTTCATAGTTTTTTTTAAGAAAAATTGATTTCTTTATAAAATATACCTTTTTTTGGAAAGAAAAGCAATTATTTGCCTACTACTTTAAAACCATAACCAGGTGTGCCCTTTCCACATTGATAACAGACGCCTGCTACTGCATCAGCGACATCCTTACTTCCTTGTCGTGGATGGTCAATCTTCATTCCTTTGATTTCTTCCAATTGTTGTAGTTCGGTAATTAGAGGTTTGTAATAATAATAATCTAATCGTTTATCTAAAACAGCCGCTTTGAGTGTGTAGTATGATTCAGGATTACGATCTACTGAAAAGAAGTCGGCATTAAATCCAGCAGATTTTAATGTTTGAACAGAATCAACTGATTGCCAACCATCAAAAGTAATAAGATGAATATTGTACCCGATATCTTTTAGTTTATAAATTATTTGCCTAACATCTTCAAATTGGATTTCATCTTTGGGCCCCGCTTTTATTTGCATCATTAAATCGATAAATATTTTAGGGCGTTTTTCTATTTCGCCTTTAATACTTTTGACATCTTTCCATCCGTTAAATTTACCCATCGCAAAACCAGCACAGTCTCCTTTACCTTCTCTGTTAAGTCCTAAATCGATATGGATAAATCTTTTATCAGTATCGAAATTTTCACTACCCTTATGGTTATAAAACCATTCTGAAAATTCTCCTGTTTTGAGACTTATTGGATGTTTCCGATTGTAATTAGCGTTACTGTTCAGTACTTCTGGATTGTTAAAGAATCCTTGAATAGCCATGGATGGTTGAGCGCCATAATCTCTCATTGCTCTTTCTGGGTTTTGTTGGAACTCGTTTTCATATTCGACTGGTACCATTATCCCCTTTCCTTTTTTAGATAAATATTTACTTAAATCAAATTTTTCACCACTAAACATTTCTGCGGGCATGGCTTCCCACAAAGGAGTTCTTCTTCTTAATACTCTAGGATTGTCTTTTTCTTCTTCGAACTTTGTTTCAGCAAAGTCATAAACATACCGTGGAGAAGTAATAATAAACATTTTTCCTTTACTAAAGAAACGGGATCGAATACGTTTTTTAATTTGGTTATACGATTCTTCGGCATAGTCCCTATCTTTGGTTAATGTATGAAAAGATGCTTCATCGATAACTGAACCGAAAATGTTATATCCCAATGGTGATTCTTCGTTAGATCCTAATGGCAATATGAAAATGTTTTTAGGCATTCGTATCTTTGATTTAATGCGTGGATCAGATGGGTAAAAGTTTTGAAACCATTGATTGTTGTCTATTCTATTTTTAATTTCACCAAAAACAATGTCTTTAGCTTGACTGAACGATTTAGAAATATTGACGAAAGCAATTTTAGTACCCTTAGCAAACTTAAAATACTTTTGAGGGTTTCTTAAACATAAAAGGCGATGAAGGATATAAACAATCGCCATTGAAGAAACATAAGATTTACCAGAACCAATCCCCGCAATATATAAAACTTCTTCATATTTTCCCAAGTTTTCAAATTCTTCCCAGTTACTAGAACTGTCAAATATATCTATAAGTAATTGTTTATTATGTGGTCTCGGCCCGTCTTGTTTAGTAACGAATTTAGGATTCTCTAGGAACTCCTTCATCGTTGCTGGTTTGTGTTGGTACTTTGGATGTTTCGTTAAAAACTCCAGCGTTTCCAGCTCCTCCAGGTTTGCGCTGTTCACGAATTTTGTGAATTGCGGCGAGAATAGTAGATTTGTCATCTTTGCTTAATTTATGTATTTCTGCAGAAAATTGTGCTATTTTGGCTTCTGCATTTAGATTAACATTTAAATTTTCAGGAGATTTAATCCCCTCCATATCCATTATTTTACCTAAAATTGATAAAGATGTGTTCATGAATGTGGCTCTAGTTGCACCTTTAGCTTTTAAATATTCTTGTATGGCTCTCTGATATAAGAAATCAAGTTTGTCTCTAATTTCAGCTCTTTTTTCACCAAAGTTAACATCTTGGGCTAAATCATCCTGTCTAATATATTCTATATCATTTGTTACTCCCGCTACTGATGTTGGGACTTTAACAGTCTGATTTTTGTCAACCTTAATTCCTTTTTCTAAAATACGAAATATTTGATAAGGCCCATATCCCATTCTCATAAGCTCTCTAACTTTGCCTCTACGCAAAGCTATTTTATTGAAATTGTCGGGATCAACATTTTGAGCTTCAACTATTATTTCATTAGCGGGCTTTAATGGTTTACTTGGTTTTGCCATAATATTTTTCTTTTTATATGTTTTGCTATATTATACATAAACTTAGGCATTACAGAATTTCCTATTATTGCCCATTGTTTTGTTATGTTTCCAGAAAGAACAAAGTCATTTGGAAAACTTGATATTCTTTTTATTTCTTCTATACTCAATGTTCTCTGTTCCTTCCAATGTACAAAT